AGAGTCCGGTGAATCCGCAAAGTGCGCCGAAGCCGCCGGCATTAAGCCTTTGCCAGAGCCGACAAAGATATACATCGGGATGAGCAAGGCCCAGGTCCTGAAAATATTAGGGTCACCGTCCGAGGTCAACGTCATATCATATGTTGGCACAGAGGAATGGCTTTGGTTCGAGAAAGCCGGCGAAGATAAAATCTGCTTCCCGGAGTACCCCGGAGATAATGAGTGCAGTGTTTATTTCAGGTCCGATGGCGTCTTGATAAGACAGAGAGGAATCAAATCAGAGTTTGTAGACCTAACAAAATAAGAGGGGGTTTGTCATGGAAAATTGCAAGACATGGAAGGCGGAAGAAGAGGAAGAGCTGATGAGCAGGCTCGACGTAGCTGAAAGATTTGCAATGGAGCTTGAGAAGCAACTGCTCCAACGCTACATCACCGCTATTAATGATCTCTACGTAATGCGAGCCAATTACGGGCAAGAGACCGATATCGTCGACACGGTGGAAGATATCCTGGAGAGAGCTAAGAGGAGGGCTAGATCGGAAAAATCGGATCCTTTTTCTGGTTTGCTTTCAAAGCCCGCTCCTCGATAAGAGCCGCCCGCTCATCGTCGATGTGAATCGGCTTGAACTTAGTCATGGCCTTGGCTTTCGGGGAAACTACTCCATCAAGAACCGTTTTTGGGATCTCGTATTTTGTCGGCTCTCCATTGACATACATCCCCCGCGCCTTCCTCATCCCCCAGGCGATCATCACGATTCGGTGGATTTCGGCGCCGAGCAATCCTGCAAGGAAGCCTCCGATTGCAGACCCGATAATATATTCGATGAATTGGCTTTCCATTCTTCCCCCAGGATATCGACGAAAATGGAGTCGATAAATTTTCCGCCTTTAAAATACGCGCGGCGGCGTAAACCGCCCAGTTTGAATCCTAACTTCTGGTACATGTCCAGGGCTGGGTTACCAGCAAGGACTTCACCATAAATCATCTCAATCGGGTAGTGGGTGAAGGCATGTTCGAGGAGCAAGGAGAGAGCCCCCTTCCCAAATCCTAGACCCTGCAGCTCCGGAGCGATATAGAGGGAGAACTCTGCATTCGAGTGTCCGAATCTGAGAGATGTTAACCCCGCAACGCCTACGATGCCCTGGGGATTGATCGAACGGTCACCGATGGTGCCACGGATAGCATACATTCGGATAGAAGGATCATCGGTTTGCCGTTGAAACCAGCAATTCTGCTCTATATCACTGATAAAATCATTTTGACGACACCAGGAATAAATCCGGGGATCATTCCGCCATTTGCGAATGGTGGGAACGTCCGTTGAATCTAGCGGGCCGAGACTGATATCAAACTTTATTTGCGCATCATCTGCGCTTTCGGTGGAACTGGCATTTTCCCCTCCAACCGCACCGCTCCCGACTTGATTTTCCATATGATCTCCTCAAACGTTCTAAAGTGGGTATCCGAATCAAGTTCAGCCAACGGGAAGTTATAAAACCAGCTCGGACCAAAAAGAAAGCCCGCTTTGCAGGCCTCCTGCCAGAAGAGAGCGCGGAAATTCTCATCACCCTCGAAGGCGCCGCGCGTTGGATACCCCTTGATGCGGATCAGCTCCGGGCAGAGGGTATTGAACCGGTCGAGCCAGGCCTGGCCCTTGCGCCAAAGATCTGACATAGAGAAGTCCGGCTCGCGCAAGAGGGCCAGCAGCGTTAGGGCTTGAGTCATGGCCAGCGTTTCGCCGAAGAAGGTGCCAGAAACGAAATACTTTGGGTTATCCATGATGTCTTTGCGGCCGCCAACGACCGAGATGGGGTGACCAGCGCCAAGGGCTTTCCCCAGGCAAATGATATCGGGCTGGATGCCCCAATAGTTTGACACCGACATTTTCGGGAAGCGGAATCCGGTGATGACTTCATCGAAGATAAGAAGCGCGCCCAATCTGGTGCATTCAGCCCGAAGCTGCTGCAACCATTCTTTTCTACTTTCGGAATGATCGAGAACTACAGGCTCAACGATGACAGCCGCTAGATTGTTATCATCGACGTACAAATCGAGAGAATCACCTTGGCGAATCGAACCAATGCGATATTCTTCGGCGCGACTCGCTGGGACCCCAGCGGCTGGCGACTGGAGCGAGATGAAATCATCACCCCAACCGTGATACCCCTCGGAGAGAATGTAGGTGTTCCCGGTATAAGCCCTGGCGATGCGAATGGCGGCGTTGCAGGCCTCGGTGCCGGTCTTGAGAAATTTGAGCCGCTCAATGCAATGGAACGTAGCCTGGAGTTTTTCCGCCAGAAGAACCTCGGTCTTAGTCGGTAGGCTGATGCTCTGCGCCTCTGATGCGTCCGCACCACGCATTTGTCTTGCGCCGTATCCAATGAGGTTTGTCCCCAATCCCCCGATGAAATCGATATAGGTCATCCCGTCTACATCTTGGATATAAGGCCCATGGCCAAAGATCGCAGTTTGGGGATAGACACCATCGATGAATGTGGCGGGACGCTTGGAGTTGGTCAAAGCACCTTGGGCGATGCAGTTGTTGCGGCGATCAATCCAGTTCTGCGCGGTCTCAGTCCTCACAGGCGATGCACCTTTCTCTTGCCATACTTCTTCAGGGCAAGTGATTCGACCTTAGAGATTTTTGCCAGCTCCGACCGCGCTATTTCAAGGTCTTCTGGCGTGTCGACTGACAGCTTGATCGCCGAACGGTCAAAATAGCCTATTACGGCACCCATTTTGGCCCAAGCCGGCATGTCTCTGGTAATCATGGTCGTGACATGCTCGCGGTCATAAGTAGTTCTCGCCTTGTTATTAATCCAGGCGAGCATCGCACCGCTCATGACCTCGCAATCCAATCCATCCTCGCTTGATCGGCACTGAGGGTCGACATTGGATACGTAGTCATAGCGATTCTTCACCGCGATAGAGATGACTTTGGAAATGACATAGTCTGGGATTAGAGGACAATCGCCAGTGATCCGGCATACGAAATCGGCCGGACCGTGTATGTCAACGGCTTTGGCGTAGCGCGACAGCACGTCCTTTTCATCTCCCTCGACAATATCCACCCAACCTTCAAATGCTCTCACCAAGGGGTCACCGTGAGGGCAAAGCAAAAGAACCTGCGGCCTGATCGGGGGGTTTTTGTAGGTCTGCGCAATATAGATCGCTGACCTTTGGCACGTCCTGATGACATGCTCCATGATCGTCTTGCCGCCTAAAAGCTCCATATGCTTATTAGGAAACCTGACCGAGGTAGATCTAGCCTGGATGCCAATCAGGACTTTTGACATGCGTCACCTGCGGGGTATCTCGTCGCTTGTTCGAAGGCCGCCACTTTCTTGTGCGCAGAAAGAATTGCTTCCGGACCCCAGAGATTTGGGCCAGGAAATGGAACGAGGAAAGTTTTCATCATGCGAATATATGAGAAATCTACCGAGCTTCTATGAACCCATTGCCCATTGATCTGGCATTGCCAAACGGGGCTTTCGTTTCTGAGATGCCATTCTCCGCGAGCAAGATAGATCAACTGGATGCAATCCCAATTGAGCCCGTCCCTACCGCTGCAGCAATAATCGTATGAGGTAACGCCTTCATGGTCGGGTATCAAGTCAGTGAATGAATAGTTGTTGACCATGAATGTTCTCTCAGAGAGACAAACAAGATTGGTCATCAATTCTTTGTTATATTCGTCACTAGCCTTGGCAATAGGTTTTTCACAGAGAATCGGGGTATGCTTATGGACACCCAAACGCAGCATCATCAAGTTAGTTAGGTGCTGGTCCGTTGGGGATGTAATGATTATGTGGCTCAGACTGCGATCGGTAAAAAACCCATCCCATACAGAGTCCTTCAACATCGGATCATAACCAACGCTATCAAACCCTAGATGCTTGCAAATGGCGGCATAGCGCCTACCCATGTTCCCTTCGGATCCGATGATACCTACCTTGATCGTCATTGAAGGCCTTTCAGCGCTCGCTCGATGAGTGTCTTCAGTTCTTTGCGCGACATGATTCGGTCATCTTGGTTGGAGAAGACACCCCGGCCAAGAACACCATTCTGCTCGGTCTCGTACTCAGTAGCCATGCATTCATGGTATTTTTCGCCGGGCCTTTTTCCGATAGGCTTGCCGATCTCGTAGATTTTCACGCCGAGGACTTCGGCGGTGGCCTCGATGAAATCCAAAATGGCACTAGATCTAATCCAATGCGGTATTTGCAGACCGTATCTCTCACCATAACCGCTCGAAATAACAAAATCCCTGGCGTCTTCCACGGTCCACCAAAAGCGCGTCATCTTGTAGTCGGTGACCGGAGCGGGGCGTTTGGCCTTTAATGCTTCAACCAGGTCGTGAAAATAGCTCATTCTTGAGCCGATTACGTTGCCATAACGCACGACGGTGAAATCTTCATGGGCGAGAACAAGTTTCTCAGCCATCGCTTTCGCGGTGCCATACGCATTGATCGGGTATGCGGCCTTATCAGTAGAGACGTGAATCAGCCTAGCGAAGGTCTCTTTCGCGAGCCGAATCATATTCTCAGTCCCGCCTACGATCGATCGGTGGGCTGCGTGCGGTTGGAGTTCGAGCGTATCGACGCATTTATAAGCGGCGAAGTGGTAGATCTGATTGAAATGATGCCCCTCCCAGGCTTCTGTGGCCTGGGTCAGTGATCGGTAATCGGTCACGTCGCCAAGGCGGAGGGTGAGGCGGCGATCTCTAGGCATAAACCTTTGCTTCTGCTCGCAGCGGGATATGCCCATGATCGAGACATTGGGACCGCAGTCCTCCAAAAGGCGCCGACAAACCGCACGGCCGAGCGTGCCAGTGATGCCGGTAATCAGAATCTTCTGATGACCATGCTCAGACAAATTCATTTTTTATCCTAGGTTGGGGCGTCGAATCTGGACACTGGTTGGCTCTACCCGCAGGAAAGAAAAGCCGTGCCGCTGGATGTCATAGAGAAACTCATCCAGTTGAAGCTCGTTCTTCTGCGGGTATTTGACGATGGTATTGCGTAAGGACTGGATCCGTTTCCGATATCGATCGGTGGCTATGATCAGGAAGGCGTTGGCAGTCGCAGAGAGGATGAGTAGACCCAGCCAGATGGCAGCCATAAGTTTGTCCCCGGGGTTAGGGTAAAAATCAGAGATATCGTTGGCGGTATTTTCAGCGGTCGGGATGGGTGCCGTCAAGGGTAGATGGACGGCGGCTTTTTTTTTCGCTTTTCAACGAAACCTTTAAATTTCGAAGGAAGCATCGATATACAATATATCGTTGAGGTCGAAGTCAGTACCGATATAGTCACCGCTGTTGGCCACTTCCCCGATATAAATAGTTGTTGTCGATAGATCAGCCCGCAAAAATCCCCAAAGGTGTTTATAGTCAGACGCGGACGAATCGTATTGAAGAATGCGAGCTACCCAGTACTTATCACTACCTGAGACTGGTAGAGCTGCTGCCACCGAATTAGGGATAGTAATGTTGATCGTTCCAGTGCCGGTCCCGTCGGCAGTGACGGTAATGCCCATTTTGAACTCAAAACCGTGTGAACCGACGTATCGGTAACGGGCGTATTGCGTCGAAAACGTACCCGTTCCACGGTTGCTAATTGATGGGGTAAACGTTGTCCAGCCCATCGACGTAACGCCCGTCCCCCCATTTGCTTCCGGCAACGTGCCGGTCACCCCAGTTGTCAGCGGCAGCCCGGTGCAGGAGGTCAAAGTGCCCGAGGAAGGCGTTCCTAGAACTGGTGTAGTTAAGACGGGGCTAGTGAAGGTCTTGTTCGTTGCCGTTTGCGCAAGTGCCAGATCCATCAGCGTCCCCGTCGCTGCCGGCAGCGTCCAGGCATAGGTGGACGCCGCAGCGGGGGGGAGAAGCGTTCCAGTGCCCGAGGATGACCCGTTTAAGGCGAGCTTGCCAGAATTGAAAGACTTAACCCCGGTGATGGTGTCGATTGAGGCAAGCGTCATCACCGTATCGGAGCTGCCCGGGAAAGCGAAGCTCGTTGAGTCGGTCCCCGTGAAGGTCAGAGAATTCGAGATCACTAAGGTCTTACCATCGGCGATGGTCAGCGTGGCGCTGGTAGCCGGTGCAGTGATCGTCACCTTGTTTATGGTCGAAGCCGTCGTCAACTTGCTGATCGAGAGATCTTTGGTCGCGTCGGTGTATCCGTTGAGCAAATCGTTGAAATTTTGCATCACTTGGGACTAAGTGACTGTTATCGTAGGGGTTTTTTATCCCCAACTTCTTGAGCTTCTTTCTTTCGCTCAAGGTCAGCGTACATTTTCACCCACTGAGGGTGCCGGGCACTCTTGGGGGCTTATATTCCCTTTCGGGTTTCATCCCCTACGCGTTACGGTGGCCGAAGTTCGTTACCTCTTCGGCTTACCTCGGGATTGGCATCGCAGCTTTCCCCGATTTTGCCCAGTTTAGAGACGCCTCCCGTTTTAAGCGTCTGCCGAGGTTCCGTTCGTCAACGTATAGGTTAAGGATGGCGCGGTCATTTCTTCTTTCTCCTATTTTGATCTTGGATCGTTTTTTCTTGTGCCGATCGGATACCGATATCCGCTGGGGTGATAACGGTTTCACCGATCGGGTTTCGCATCGCCCGAATCGTGTTCATAATGACGCTGGATGATTCTTCCGGAGTCAGAACCCCAGCCCCCCCCTGGCTCATGCGAGCAGCACGGGTATCTGCCCTGGCCTTGAGCCTTTCGAGAGCCATGCGGTCAGTAGAGGCGTTGACCACAGCGCGGCCCACGCCCTTAGTGGAAAGCTCGAGCGATGGCCCGGTGCCGGATGTCGAGAGAGGGAACTCCCCAAACCGGTCTCCCAACCGCACCACCTCGGCAAAGCCATTCGCCTCTTGGGGAGTGAAAAGCTCGGTGAACGCGGCGCGTTTATCGCGGAGCTGGTTGCGGATTTTAGCGAAGCCCACCCAGTCATCGGTGTTTCTGGCGCCATCGATCAGATTCTGAAAAGCGGCTGCTTTTACGGTCTGCATCTCGTCTGGTGATATCACCTTCTTGAGCGCTTCAATCTTGCGCGTATCTCCGCGCATCACTAGCGATTTGAAAATCGTCTCAGCACCTAGGCTCGGGTTTCCAAGTACCTTCTCGACTATTTCACGGTCTTTGAGGAAGTTTGAAATGTTGAGGTTACTTTCACGTAGCCTGCTGGCTACCTCCAGGCCATTGGGTAGATTCTCCTCAACCGAGGAACCCACCGATTTGATGATGGCATGGTAGAGATCGCGGAACTTCTCTACGTCCTGCGGGTCAAGTGAGATCTCGTTTTTGTTCTTTGGAAAGGCCTCTTTCCTGATATCGCGGAAAGCGCTGACTATTTTTTTCAGCGGGATCTCTTCGATGGAATCAATGCTTTTCTTTGTGAGTTTATCGGCGAGATTTAAAGCATCGGAAGCGGATATCTCACCAGAGTAGATCTTCCCCCCCAAATCATCGATCTTGCCAAGTTCATCGATCTTTCCCTTTTTCACGAGCCGATCGACAGCCTGGAGCAAAGCGGCGCCCTGAGCTTTGGCGGTATTTGTTAGACCCTCTTTGACCTGCTCTTCCGCGAAATCGGTCAAACTGTGTAGATGGTCTTTCAAGCTATCGAGGCTTTGACCCTTAATCGATAGATCGGGGTTTTGTTCGATCAGCTTGTTGTAGGTCAGCTCGTTGTCCTGAAACAGTTTGCTCCAGGCCTTTTCATAGCCGGCCTTCAAGGCCTCGCCGCCGTCAACGGCTGTGGGCAGCGCACCATTGCCGACTTTGGCTACCTGGTTCTGAAGCGCTCCTTGCACCTCTCGGTAGGCGTTCGAGTAGGTCTCGGAGGCCGCGTCGCTGATCTCGCGGTCCCTGCGCGCCAATGAATTGATCAAGCTCCTGCGGCCGTATTTGAAGCTCTCCGGCAAAATCTCCGGATCAATCCCGTTCTTTGCGGCGGACTCGGCTAGCACCCCCCAGTCGTCGGCGATTTTGGGATCGAGGGCGTACTCGAAGACGCTTTTGCCGCTGCTTAGAATACCTTTGACCGCACGAGACTCGGCGATGTTCTTAACCGGGGCGAGAACCACGTCGGCCGCCTTGCCAGCCAACTCCGCGCCTTTGCCTAGAACCTTGCCGCCAGCCTTAATGATCGAGCCGCCAACGACGTTGACCGGATCGGCTGCGAGGTCTACCGCGAGACCCGTCAGGCCAGCGGGAGAAACGTCACCGATGACTGGTAACGTGAAGAGCGTTCGATCTTTTGAGAACCCCGCCTTCTCCGCGATCTCCTTGCCTGTCGGTGCTCGAACCCCCTCGGGCAAGTCCTTTTCCCCGTAAACCTCCTTTGCGCGGCGAACAGCCTCAATCAAGCCCTCGCCATGCTGGATGGCCCCAATAGCGGCGCGGGTCGAAGCGGAGCCGGAGTAGGCGTCATATGTCTTGCCCACTTCTTCAATCGCTCCCAGCACCCCGCTGGGCCGATCTTCCGCTACGCGAGTGCGCGCCGCCTCAACCTCAGCATCTTGCCGTGCCCTCGCGGCAGAAATCGCCTTGCTGAGTTCAGCATCAGTCATCGACGATATGGCCTGCTGTCGCTGCTTGCGGGCGATCGCCTCGCTTAGGTCCGCATCGCTCAATTCCGATAGGGGCATTACCTTCTCCCCCTTCTTCGCGCTTCTTCTCTAAGAAGATCTTCCAGACTCATCTGATCAATGGACGGCGCTGCTTGCGCAGGCGGTGCGGTTGGTGCGCCAGCCGCTTGAGGGGCGAATCGACGGGAGGTGAAACCACCATACTGGTCGAGCCGGTCGACGACGTTCTTGCCTTCGATGTCGACGATTCCCCTATAGGGCGCTTCTACAGAGTTGAGAAGATCCGACGCTGCAGCTTTGTAGCGCTTTAATGCTGCGAGCATGTCGGCTTCGGTGTTGAATTTGCCGGTCTCGAATTCGTCTCTGAGGCGCTCAAGTTCGTTTGAAGTCACAGCGGCGCCCGATCGGTCCTTCAATTCGACGTTGAACACCTTAGCCATGGTTGATTGCAGTGTGCGGGCGTCCTTGTTGTAGAAGGATACCCGGCCGATCAGGGGCAACGATGTACCGGGAAGATCCGGCGTATTGGCAATTGCGCCAGCCTTGCGATCAACCACGGTATCGGTACGAGGATCGTAGTCGTCCAGATTGAAACCGAGTTCCTTCTCGACAGAGCCCACAGCATTGAAGATCCGATTTAATGGTTCGGTCTTCTCGGAATACTTCTCCACCGATGCGTTGAAACTTCTCTGCTTTGCTTCCAAAGCGGCAGGGGACAACTCTTTCTCCCCCCGGATATACTTCTGGATGACGCGGCCGGTATCCTCGTCGATCAGGGCATTAACCGGCGTCGTCTCGCCAGGCAGGACAATGTTTTCGGCCATGCGGGTCCGGCGAGGAAGGTTCTGGGTTTTAGGGGTGAACCATGTAGGCTCTTCCTCTCCCTGGATGGTCATGGCGATTGAGTTGGTCGAGTTCTTGGGCTGTGCCTTGCTCATGATAAAGGCCTTGCTCAGCTCAGCAGCCTCTTGCGGGAGGATGATGCCTTGCTGCTTTCGGTCCTCGGTCGCCGCACGCCGGGTAGCCTCCTCGGCCGCGCGTAGGTCGGCCTCCTCCGCCCGAGCGTCGCCCTTCTTAGACAGTTCGAGCTGCTGGTCCGCCCTCTGCCCCTGCTCGTAGCTATTATTCAGTCCATAGACGCCCTGGGCGATTTGCAGACCTTGGAGCACCTGCTCCATGGCGGTGGGTTGGCGATCCCTCTGGCGATCCCTCCCTACGGCTCCAGCTACTGAGATGATCCCGGCCATGATGTCACCCGTAATATTGCTTCAAGCGCTGCTCTTCGAGCATTCGCGCTTGGGTTAAGGTCGGCATGTACTGCTGCCGTTGCACTTCCGGCAGAGACGCTGATGCATTCTCGGCCGCGACCAATGTTCGGTAATTGGCATCATCACCATTCTCGGCGGCTATGTTATTCAGTCGCCTGGTGATCGCCGATGACTGGGACTGTGAAGACATCGGGGCAGCTTGCGCTCCCGGTGCTCCTGGAATCTTTGGCTTGTCGATCAAGGCCCCAGCCGTGCTACCAACCGCACCCCCGGTGGCGGCGCCGGAAATTGCGCCGCCTACCGCAGTCGCTACGGGCGCGGCAGCAGCGCCAGCCGTGAAATATCCAGCGATCGCTCCGGCGATGATCCCTGCGGCCGTGGCAGCTTCCTTTTTCGATACCCCGCTGCCCCACAGACCCTTATCGGTCGGCGCGTCATCCTGCGGGCGCCTCACTTGAATGACGTCGCTCATCGGGACGGCCCCCTTTGCGGAAATTGCGGCATTGAATAGTCGAAGGATCCAGTTAGTACCGGCGTTGGCTGTATGGGAGATGGTGCTCCGACCGTCTGTCCGAAACGCTCCTTGATGAGGATTGGCACCGCATCCTGGTATCCAAGCATTTGGGAGTTGAATAAGATGTTAGACTCGTTAACGGCCTGCTCTTCGCCGAAAGTCTTCTCGAACTGATCTTTTTGTTCAGTCAAGGTTGCGTCAAATTTCTCTTTGTCATACGCTCTTGCATCAAGGACTTGTTGAGCCGTAAACTCTCGCCCTTTCTCCGCCTCCTTCGAGGTGAAGCTTTCACTTCCCAACCGCTCCTGAGTCGTAAACTTCTGACCGGCCTCTCGCTCCGATTTAGAGAATATGCGCCCTTTTTCCGACTCCTTCGATGTGAAGCTCTCACTCCCCAATCTTTCCCCCGTTTGGAAAGTCTGGGAACCCAATCTTTCCCCCGTTTGGAAAGTCTGGGAACCCAATCTTTCCCCCGTTTGGAAAGTCTGCGTACCTAACCGCTCAGAAGTGGTGAATGCCCGGCCCTTGTCAGCCTCCCCGGAAGCAAAGCTTTGCCCTCCCAATCGTTCAGAGGTCATGAACTCGCGACCCTTTTGGCTTTCTCCGGCACTGAAAAGCTGGCTCGATTCACGTTCCTTCGTCTGATATTCGCGGCCTTGCTGAATCTCTCTTTGTCGTTGAGCTTCTTGCTGCTCCTGAGCGTTGATGCCCTCGTTAACGTCGGAAAGTTGCTGTGCGGTTTGCTGATCGATTTGGTTTTCGAGCTTGATTCGCGCACCGGAATCAAGACCGCCCAAAGCGGCGAATCTGCGTTCGAGCGCACCCTTGGCCGTCTGGCTTGAAACATTCGCCTGCTGCTGTGCCCGCTTTCTAGCGAGATCGAACTGATTTATATCAGCCATCAGGTAAACCCTCTGATGTTGTAAATGAGGTTGATGCCATGCACCTTAAACCGGCGACTGGCCGTGTTCTTATTCGAGAACTTGAACTGGATTCGTTTGCCGTAAACAGCGCCAAGGGATACTTCGATCTCTTTCTGGAGGTATCCAGCACCCCAGTTCGAATTACCCCAGGTGAAAGAACCCCAAACAGCTTGGGGTGATGAGAGATCTATGTCGATTGTCAGGCCTTCGCTGTTATCCGAATCCACACGATACGTAAGGCCCATCGCATATGAACCAGCAAGATCGACGAGAAGCTTGACCTTGCGGAAATCCTTTATGAGATTCTCATGTCCTTTGAGACCTGAAAATTCTTTAGTCCAGAAGTACGAATCGATGGCCGTAGACCCAGATCCATCGGTGTAGGAGCTTGTTTCAAGCTGATAAACAAGACCGTTTGCGGTGGATGATCCGTAATAGAGTGAGCCGCCATAGATAGCGAATTGGGCCGCTGCTAGGCCTGAATAAACCGACCAGGAATATCTCTGATCGCGAGATAGATTCGAAGCTGAGAAATCAAAAACATAAATGCGGTTATTCGTCGTGTTTCCGCTTGTTTTCGTAACGGTGATATATCCCCTATTCTGGTAGGCGATGGCGGAGAAATTGCCGGCGTATGCCGATACGCAGTCCAGCATATCCGGTTCGATCTTATCCGATTGCAGAGTCCCGCCGGCGATCATCGTATCGAGGACCGAAGCAGCAGGATCAACGCTCGTTCCTGATATCGAAGCAAAACCAACAAACTTCGAGTTCTGGATTGCTGGCATCATGATCCGGTCGTTGAAAAGAAACGCACCAAACGGTGACTTAGAACCAAATGGCGACGCGATGCGCACAAGCGACCAATCAGCAGGATCGGACGACGGCATATAAATCAGCCACGGGCTGTTTAGACACCCGATCACGACGTTGTTCTGATAGACCCATAGAGACTTGACGATATCGCCGGTGTTGTCCCCAGGGCGGAGGAAGTTGGTCACCTTGAACGTGTATGGTTCACCGAGTTCAGAATACCAGACATAGTTGGGGTTCGACGGGTCATTACAAAACAGCCGGTTTTGATGGTAGCAAAGCACCGAATATTTAGGCGGCTCGCCTTGGTCAGTGGGAGCACTGATCCCTAAATTCGCGTCCGTCGCCGTGTCCTGATATGTGGTGGTCGTGTTGTCAGCGATCGTCGCGACGAGCTTGAATGTCGATCCTCCGACTTCAGTTCGGTAAATTCTTCTGGAGGATACCCCATGGGATTGTGGTGCGATTGGAAGACAGATAAGTGAGACAGAACCCGAAGCAGAAAGCGTAATAGTAACTGCCGTACCAACATCGCCCTCCACCGCGAATGAGTTTCGATAAGTGACCTTGTACATGTAGGTGCCGGCAGCGATATCGCCGGCATAAGAAACGAGGGAAACAAGGCCGGTAGCAGCGGGAACACCATGACGGGTGAAATAGGTGCCGTTGTATTTGTAAGGCGTGATACCGCCGTTACCGATAAAGAGATGGTTCTGGTATTCAGCGGCGGCGACTCGCTGCCCGGCGGTGAAAACACTCTGTGCACTGGCTACGGTCGTAAATGTCGTGGTGCCGAGCTGCCACATTGTGCCGCCAAAAAAGGCGCACATGGTTTCTGCGGTCGTCAGTTGATCATGCTTGGTATAGATCCCGTCGCAGACATAGGAACCAACTGCTGTCGTGTTCAATTGACTAGAACCACCTCTAGTCGCTACGGCGCCGTTTCCAAACACAACGTTAAAGCATGAAGGGGATTCGTTGCCGGGAATGAGAGATCGTTCAAATTTGCTATCCAGGCCGCCATCGAGCATCTGGCGACCATCGTTGGGATATACAATGTTGAACCATTTGGAACTCATTACACCATCCCAAGGAAGGTCGAAGGCAAAGTATCGACATCGGTAACCACTTTGAAGGCACTCGCGCGCTTGCGTTTTTGCATGCGACTGATGGCGAGTCCCACCGTCTGGTTCCAGAGATCTCGGTAACGGTTTGCGCCGTCGTAATCCTTGTTTTTTGCGCACTTCTCGCTGAGTAGCAGGTCTACCAATCCCATGTGATATTCAACCGGGATCTCAAGCGTCGAGGAGGAGGTTATCTCTTGCGGACGGGCATAGATGTAGACCTTCAACGTCTTTGCGCTGTCCGGAGTCGGCCACAGCTTGATAACGTCCTCCCATTCCTCCCAATAGGCCGGCGTGCCCGTCGTCGTGGTGAGGTCGTTATAGAGAGCGAGGCTATCGGCCTGTCTCGAATCAATCAGCGAGAGGCGCTTACTGTCATAGGTCACGCGACGAATGGCGAGAGTATTAGTCGGGAAATCGTATTCCTGCGTTCCGCTGACCGTCGTCGTCGTCAAAGAATCTTCGATGGCATTCGCTTTCACCGCCAACTCCATGCAACCTTGGTACATCACCAGATAGGCCTCGGCGTCGGGGAAGAAGGAATCGCCAACGGAGTTAAACCTTTGGTTAGCTGCGGTGATGATGTCACTTGGCGTCATTTCTTAACTCCAGGTGGTGGTAACACCAGCCGCAGAGGTCCACGTATTAGAGCCACCAGCAGCGGATGCCCAAACCGCTGTATCTCGATCCTCCGCCTCAATCGTGTCGGACGTGAAGACGTAGGCATAACCCGACCCGTCTCTAAGGGTCTCGCTAGTAGTCTCAGATGAAACCGAACAGGAATTTGAGAGATCGACGCGAGCATGCTTGATGAACTGGTCACCGCATGTGATCGTGTTCGCGTCCATATAGTGGACAACGTCTTTCTGGGCGAAAGCTTGCGTAACTGGAATACTATTCGAGTAAACATGCACCACATCCTGCCGGAATTCGACTGTGCCTTCACCCCAGAGAAACGCGTTCCAGTTGTACACACCCCAGAGGCTTGCCCCACCACCAGCGAAGACGCGGACCGGATTCGTCACGTTTTTGGTGAAGTCAGCCATCGAACCGCACTCAGCTAAAAGTTAGCTGATAGACGACTTTCAAAGTGTCACTAGCGCCCTTCGTTATCACCGATTCGATATCACGCGAAATCATGGTCCCGGCCGTATTCGACGTGAAAAGACCATACTCGGTGATGGCACCCGTACCCGAGCCCGTCGCGAATGTCGCAGTGATCTGCACAATCTGATTTGAAACGTAACTCACCGTCGATGTATGCCGAGACACCTCGGTGTTCATCGCCGTATCGGAATCGCTCTCGGCCGTCGTATCAGTCCCGATCGCTAGATATTTTCCGGTGAATGTCGATGCTGCTACGGCCGCAGAATAGAGGAAAGATGCTAGAAACTCTTTGCCGACTCTAGTGACGACATTGTCACCCTCACGGTATGCCTTGATGTCGCCACCAGGACCGTAGAGAGTAACAAAATAGCGGCCTTTGAATGTGACACCACCTTGCGGCATGAGATCACTCCTCTTTCCCGCCCTTCTTGGCGAGCAGTTTCGAGATCATCGCTTTCATTTCGGCCAGCTCTTCGCGGTTCTTTGCCAGCTCATCACGCATGGAATCGACTTCGGCTTTTGCCGCCTTCTCCGCCTCTGGATCAGAGGCCTTGAGGTGCGCAAATTTAGCCAGCGTCGCCATCAAGGCTTCGGCGTTGGGTTGAACCTGACCGTTTGCATGGCAGAGGAGCGGGTTCTCTCGCATCGCCAAGGGCTCTTGATCTGACTCGATGCGCAGCATTTTAAAATATCGTGGATCGTCGATGCCCTGGCCGTTCTTCACGATCGGCTTGTAGGTCCCGAGCATCATATGAGCATCGTCGAGATCCATCTCGATGAAACCGTGCGGTTCGATGACGTATTGTTCCCCTTTGAATTTCTCTTCGTAGAGGTAATCGTTATCGTTCCACATTTTGCACTTCGGCATACAACAAACCCTTCTAGTAATCTGAGCAGATCATCTTGATGGATGCGCCATCGGTCACAGTAGCACTTGCGGCAAAAGCTATATATTGAGCGCCAACATCGATCGGAACCATCTTGTTGTTGGCGCTCGATGCTACTGTTAGCGTCTGGTATTGCACCGGCGCAGTATTAACACGCTCGAAAACGACCTTCCACGTAGACCCGTCTGGGGAACCGTAAATGGTCAGCTCGGCGTTGGTTGACAGGGAGCCTATGAAAGCCTGTTTCTTACCCCAAGCTTTATCGAGGTTGAAATAGGCCGTCGAGGTCCCGGAAACTATGGAGGTGGAGTAAACCACCACTGGGCCAAAGCTCATGACAACCTCCAAAGGTTACCGGCCGAATACCGTGATATGGAGAAGGTCACCGGATGTTAGGCCCGACATGCCGATCACTCCGTATGACTGAACCCCAGACGCATTCGAGTTGATCGCAAAGTGCATGGAGGCGAGCGTCGTCGCAGAAAGAACCGCGATCCCGCCAATAAAGTCTACCTTCTGCAATCCGGTCTCGATGGCCTGCGTCGCAGCATCGGCGGTGATCGTCATGAATACCGCTCTCTTGTTGCCGAAAACCGTGTTCTCGCGGCTTACCGTATAGGCCATGACTTACCCCCTAATAGAGAATCTTAAAGTCGTCTGTTTTCGGATTATCGATCACCGATTGCATGTGGTTGCACATGCTATATCGATTCAGGAAATCTTTGAGATCCATTTGCTTGATCGCGGCGATGTTTCCATCTGGGTAGCTGCCTAGGCATCCGCCCTCGGTACAGTTGATGTACTCACCAGGAACCTGCTGCGCGACCCACTCGAAAAACGATTTGAAGTTGCGATACGATGGCCAGGTTTTGACGCGGACGCCGTAAACATCCGTGAGATGGATCGCCTGGCCGATCTTCGCATCATATTGCGAATTCCAAGAGTGGAACTTCGAGTCATAAGAGAAGGAAAAGTCGGCGCCGAGAAATACGACCGTGGGACATCCGAGGAATGCCTTGGCGATATAGAGGCAAGCTCCGAGGACGTTTCCACCATTTGAAACGTGAATATTGAACTTCTCGATCTCGGCGAGCTGCTGCTGGATCCCAGCGTCTGGAATAGGGGCGTTAAAGAAAAGGATTTCACCCTGCCACTTTTCAAGAAGTTGTGGCCAAGATCCAGCATAAGCAAGAAGCGTTTTACCCTTGGTCTTTTCCCAGTAATCAGTCTCTGGATTGCCGCCTTCTGATACCTCATCAACGGTAATCGGTCCGCAATCCAGTGAGACGTAGTAGTCAACGCGAACCCCCAAATCTTCTAAGAAATGGAAGTTATGCAGACATGAAACGACCGGGATCTCCGCCGGAACATCCTTGAGCTGATGCGCGTTCTTCTTCAGAGAAGGACCTGAGCCAACCAGGATCGCTGTCTGCCCCAGGTGCTTCTTAAAGAGTTTAGCAATGGAGCGATCGGCGAAGGGTCCGAAGTGCTTCTGGTTGTGGCGATATTGATGGATCCAGTAATGGCGCCATGCATTGATCGTAACCTCATCATTTGAGGCCGCTTGGCGATAGAGGTCGCCTTGCGCGATCGGTGCGTGAGGAATCACTGGACCATATTCAAGATTTATCGTCGCTTGAGCCATAAACGCTTCGAACCCTTCTTCTTAGTAAAGTCGTAAGAACGCTGTGCCGGATGCGCCGGAAGCGATGGCAGCCATCGCTTTCCCAAGAATCGGGCCTGCGGCGATCGTCGTCTGGGTAACGTGAGCAAACGTACCATCGGTGCCGATACCGATAGGCACACCAGCCGCCGCTGAGTTGTCAGCACCCATCTTGATTTCGCAGAACCCGCGCGTCATGAGCCAGCCATAGGTGCCGGTCGTTAGCGTCACGTGCTTGCAAACGCCGACAGCGATATCCACGCTCGTCGTGCTAGAAACCGTCACAGAATAGCCAGAAACAGCCGAAACGGTAGCTGCATAGGCCGGGTTAATCTGCGAGTTTCCTGCATTGTAAACATAGATGTACTGCTCATCGCCGACATGACGAAGCGATCCAACCTGCACGCTTGGAGTAGCGGTAACAGCGGAGATCGATTCCATGTAGACGGGCGTATTACCGAAATACTGCGTAGCCATCTCAAAACCCTTTCTTTTTTGTTATGCAGCCAATGCCGTGAATTTGGCGTGCATGCGGTTGTTGGATGACCCCAGGTTACCCATCCACAGAACCCGCGCGATCTTGATCTGCTGATTCGTTGGCATTTGGAACGGCTGGAATCGCATGTTCTGATTCGGGTGGTAATAGAGGTGCAAGAATTCCTCGTTGAGGAGGAATAAGTGCTGACTTGGGCACTTCGGCGACGCGATGAGCGGAATGCCGTTCAACATGATCGAGCTAAAACCAGCCTGCGCCGTCTTCGCATCCACAAATCGCTGCTGTGGCTGAAGGAGAGCATATGCAGAGTTGTAGATCGATCGCGTAGCCACGGATACCGTTGGGCTCTTGCCGTTCACCGAAAGCTGGTTGAACTTGGTCTGATACGCCGACAACGAGAAAGTTGTCGTCGAGCTGTCTTCCGTCGAAGCCCACCAGGTGTAGGTGCTCTGGCTAATGCCACCAACCGTGTTTCCACTGTCCACGATGAGGCGAAGACCACCGATATCCGAGGCGGTGGTGCCGGCTGAATAGAGACCGTCCTGGAGTGAGTCCTTCAACGACATCTCGGCAGCCATCACCTTGTTTTTCACAAAGTTGAGGACCTGCGAATCACCAGAGTTTTTCAACTCATCGGCTTCGGTAACCGAGATATTCGCGTAGTAGTGCTTCCAGTTGAACTCGGCACTCGTGAACTGATCCGAATCGCTCGTGTCCAGGGTATCCGTTGGGTTGTATGAACCAACCGCACCGTTCACCGCGTACATGAGCGGTTGCATGATGGTGGTCCCGCCATTTTTCGACTCGTACCAGCCGCGATCTCGCGCTCGCTGCCAGAGCGGGTCGGAGTCAAAAATGTTATCGACGAGACGCGGGATATAGTTCTTCTGCGTGGTGGCAGAAATCTGGTCATAGGTCAGAGCCATTTCTCCACTCCTTTTAGTTTGGATTTAGTCCGAGATCTTTCAGTGAAGCCTGGTAGGCCTCTTCGTAGTTTCGCGCTGGTCGGAGAGGGGCTTGCTGCGAAGGGGCTGGTGCTGTGCCCAGTAGTCCTTGCTGGCGAGCCTTCGCCAATTCCTTGCGCTCCGCTTCTCTTCCACGCATCTCGTAAAGATTTGCAAAATGCGGCTGGTAGTAGGCGTTGAAGGCGATTTCAAAGTCCTTTGCCGGGTCACCAGTATCGATCCGGTTATCCCTGGCAAATTTGAGGACCTGAAACTCCAACGTCTGGCCAGATTGATCCCGCGATTGAAAATCAATCCCGTGACGCTTTTGGATATTTCCGACAGCCTCTTGCAAAGAGGTATCAGCCTGCTTCGCGGCTTGCTCAAGCTTTTCCTGGTGCCATTGGGCTTGGAATTGCTTAAGCTCGCGCTGCTCATTCAGAAGGTTTTCAAAAACCGGCTTGAATTGCTCAGGCAGTTGGGAAAGCATCTGCTGCTGCTGAATCTGCTCGCGGTTTTTCCAACCGGAATCGACGTGTGCCCACCAATCTGGATTGCGGCGCGCAAAATCATCCATTTCCTGGAAAGGACGAAATTTAGTTTCGAGATCAGCCTTTTGTTGGTTGAACTCGCTCATGCGCTGCGAGTAATCGTAGCCTTGACTCGCCCACTTGAGCAGATCCTGCTCGTTTGCGCGGATCTGGCGTCCATTCCAGTTTAAATCCCAGGTTTTCTCTGGGGGAGGCGCAGGCGGTGCGGTTGGTTCCGGCGGAGGGGCTGCCTGCTCTACCGGTGCCGGTTCCTGTGGTGCGGCGGCCTCAGCCGCGAGGAGTGACTCTGCGCTCGGATATTCCTGGCCCATTCAATTACCCCTGCGCCGGCTGAACGTTCGCGGCACCGGCCTCGGGTGAGCGCATATCTCCGGCTGGCTGACGAGCCCCGCCGCTGACCGCTGCTTGCACCGTCTGCTGAAACACCTGCTGAACTTGAGACATTTTCTCGGCAGCATCGGGGTCGATGCGCTGGAGGACCTGGCCGACCTGGGTAATCCCGTTATTGACTTGCACAGCCATCTGCCCAAAAGCCTTCATTTGCTCTGGCTGCAGTGGTTGACGCTGTCCCTGGCCCTGGTCATCACCTGGAGGTGGTCCTGGCTGCATAGGCGGATGCCCCTACGAGTTGGATTTTTTTGGTTGGTAAGTAGGCGGTATAAGTAGGGGGCGGGTAAGTTTTAGGCGGCCGGCTTGCCTGCCTGGGCGTTTGCCGCCTGCTGGGCGGCTTGTGCCATTCGTTCCAGGACGGCCTGGTAATTCGGATATTCGAGAGACTTTAGAAGCTCTTCTCGATCTATTGCGCCACGGTCAAATAATGCCAACTGCTGGTCTCGATTCTGAGCCTTCGAGAAGGGCAGGCTTGATCCTGTGGTGACGCTGACATCTAGCTTACCGCGAAGCTGGTAGGTGTCAATGCCGCTGCGGGGCAATAGATCGCCGGTTTGAGGGTGCTGGTCGAAATACTGAACCTTTACGGTACGATTTCCTTCCTCATCCTGGCCGAACCAGGCCTTGAAGTATTGTTTCGCGCCGTCGTCGCCGGTCAACCGATAGATCATCGGCGCAGTGTAGAACTGCATCACGCGACTAGCATACTGCTGCCCAAATTCCTGCAGGAAGGCGTCGATGTTGCGCGATTTCTGCCGCAGGCGAGTCTGCGCAGCATTCTGCAAGCTCTCGATGGCGCTTGCGGCCGTCACACCACCGGGGGTGATCCCTCGGGTGATGTCCTGGGCGCCCGATATCTGATCAATCCACTCTTTAACCTGATTGATGAGCGAAAGAACGTAAGGCTGAAGCTGCACGCCAGTTTCGCGCCTAACCTCGCTCCCAGGATTCTTTTCGACGATGAGTCCGGGAGCTGACGTGAGATTGTCTGTGTCGATTCCGCTATTGCTATCGACAATCCAAATAGGATTTCCGGTAAGGTGTAAGACATCCAAGACGAACGAGACCAGACGGTTAAATATCCGTTGGGGTCCTTCGATCGGCTCAAGCTCAGATATACCCCAAAACTCATGAGGCGCAATGTAATTGACCATCTTTTGCCAAGGCCATTTTCCATCATCGTACTCGTTCTCCGTATCCTCGCAGACCACCCCATTTGCGACGACCACCTTGCGGCCCTTCGGGAACCGCAGGCGGCGGTTTACCGTGTCGGTGCCGTCTTGCGCCTTCTCCTCGTCGACCGATTCAATATCGCGGTAATAGCAGGTCAAAAGAGTGACTTTTGACTCCTTTGATGGCCAATTGCTCCCCCCAGTTAGGTCGGTCATTAGGCGGTCATTCGCGGGAAGCTGCATGCGAATGGGCATCAATTCATTCTTATTGACGTTAAGAATCGATTCGGTGTCACCTTTAATGAATCTCGCGACTTTCGGGTACATTTTGCGTACTTTTTTCACCGAAAGCGGCTGGGCTCTGATGAAAAAATCGCAATCTTGCACCCCGTCACCCTCATCGCAGCCGTCGGGATCGGGAAACATGAAGTGGATTTCTTCGGGCTTGAAGCAGATTCGACCTTGCCCGAAATCAGCCTCTCGATCAAAGCCCAGATAACTAAGAGCCGAGCCATAGATCTCGTTGCCGTAGATCATTTTAGCGAGTTCATAGTTAAAATTGCCGCGTTCCCAGTCGCTTTCCGTAATCTTATTCATGACCTCGGCAAAGGCTCTATCGTTGGGCTCTTGCGGCATGAATTCGATCTTGGGCCGTGCATCGGTGAGGATAGGAACCTGGGATTGGATCGTTTGGAACACCAGGTTAAACACCTCAGCGGACCTGTAAGAAGGCCTGTTCTGCAGCCATTGCTGGCCCCTAAACATTTTGTATCGTTCTATCCATCGATAGTCGTAATTGCTGCGGGCTGACTTGGCGCGCTGATACATTTTCTCGACCGCCTGAGCGAGTTTCTTCTCCTCCGGAGTCGGGTTGTACGCATCGACCTGATCTTTATCCGATGCGGTTGGTGCCTCGTGTTCGCTGAGGTAGGGCAAAGCCATGATCATGCCTCCGGTATGCCGACTTCGCGAGCGGCTTGGCGCCAGCGGTCGTTGCGGGTTTGTTCGCGGGATGATTCCCCCGCCTTATGGATCTTCTCGACGGGCTCGTTTCCGACTTCGATCATCTCGTAGCCGCGTGATTTAGCCTCCGCCAATTCTTTGCGCAGCATCGCTTTGGATCCGATGACCTTCCCGAATGCGGGGTTTACCGCGTGGTCATTCCAGCCATCGCCGGCATTCATGATCTGAGGCTTGCCAGGATTGAATATTCGCTCGGCTGGGTGCAAGCAGGTCGGGCATATTTCCTCGTCGTCGATCGCCTTAACTGATTTGGTGATGTCGAAGGTGCCCCGATCGCATTCGACCCGGAGGCAGCGATAGGTGTAGATCATATCTCCGCTTTCGATGGCTTGAGCAGGGCCGCAATTTGCTGCTGCTGACTGAGGTTCTTGCGCTCCTCCGGAGGCAGACGGGGCTGCCTGATCTTCTCCATGTCGAGCGATGAGAGGACCACATAACGCAGGGCATCAACCAAGTGGTCATTTTGCTGCACAGGCATATCTTCCTTGATGTTCTTGTCGGGCTTGATGTCCTTCGGATCAGGATAGTGGTAGGTTTCGGCCTCGTCCAGGAAATGGGGGCACTGGCCCTTAACGACAAACAGTTTCTGAGACCGGAACAGCTCGTAAACCTTGTCGATCCCCAGCCGCACGGCGTTGTTGGCCGGGCTGGCCGATAACCCAGCCGCGTTGAATTCCTTGATATGCCCTGGCTGGTCTGGGCCGCAGAAGAAGTGCTCGATATTGAGCACCCGCTTCTTCTCCTTGGCGATCTCCAGGATCTGCGTCAGGCCCAGCCTGGCTTTCTTGACCTCCGAGATGAGGTAGCGGCGGCCATCGGGGTATATCGCCATGATCGCCATCGCGAAGGGCTCGGTATACCCCCAATCTACGCCGGCAAAGACTCTCATCCCCTGGTTGTACATCGGCCAATCGACCATGTGATGGTCAGCCAGCACGTCGTAAACCAGCCCCTCCATGCGCTCCCACTCGCCACCGAACATCATCCGGAACCTACGAGGGTCCATGGTCCGCTTTTTGCGCTCGTATTCTTCCGCAGGGAAATACGGATTCTCGTTACTCGCTGCTTTTACGTAGAGAAGATCTTCGGGGCTTATGAGGCCTTTCTGGTGCGGTTTGATGAGGTCGTGGTAGATCCAGTTCAGCGAGTAGGGGGAGGTGGTAAGATCGATGGGGCACTGCCTGAAAGCCGCTCGGGCCTGCAAATTTTCCCAGAAATAACGCGAATATTTCCCCGCCTCATCCCCCCAAATATGTCGCACGTTTGTTATCCCCACCACGCTATCCGGGTCGGTTTCTGTGCGGAAATAGACGGTGCCACCGCCAAATATCTCGAAAATGGCGTCGCTTTTGTTGTAGACACCACGACCCTTCATGAGGCGGAGGTATTCCGGCAGCGTTGATTGCCGCATGATTTTGTAATTGGGGGCTGTGATAAGGAAAGCGTCATCGGGGGAGGTGAAGATATGGTTGGCGATCGTCTGTCGTGCTGCGCCGGTCTTGGTCTTACCCCACTGGATGCCTGTCGAGATCAGGTTGACCCGCGCTGTCGAGAACATCGCCTGGTCCTGCTTCGGGCTGTGGGGCTTGATGAGCAGGGCTTTGACCCCCGAACCGCACCTCGACGACGCGGCCGCATGTACATGTGACTTGATCTTTACTCGGGCCAGTATACCAGAACCGCGTCACTAGGCCGCAAGCGCCACATATGGCCGATACTTCATGGGATTCCTTGGGATCGAACATTAATGAGCCTCCGAATCGTATCCATCTTCGATGGTCGAGCTGCGTGCCACACGCTGACTGATCATAAGCAGAACTTTCTCCGTGAAAGCCTCGCCCATCTTATCGTGGAGAATAGCCTTACAGTGCTCATCCATGATTCTACCAATCGCTCGCGGCAATTCTTCTCTGATGATCTCTTGCAGCTTTGTTCTTATCTGCGGCTCTAGATCGATCTTTATCATCGCTGTAGTCCTCTTCCTGCGATTCAGGCAGATACCAAGTCATAACCGCATTTGATGGCCTTATCCAACAAGGAAGATTTTGTTGTTCGGATGGCCCCTTATTTAGGTTGAAAGATTCCTTGATCTCGTCCCACTTCTTGCACATAGCGACCCTGTGCCTTTTAAAATCGGCCATAAGGGTGGCGCGAGATGGGCTCTCGATCATCATCGAGTCCTTGTCACCCTGATCGTTTATCCATGCGCATAGAACTTTCATATCAGGTGGGCCTCCGTGATCGTCTCTCCCTGAATTACCGCCCTGGCCAGAGTGCGCCCTTCCGGTGATTTATCTGTTCCCCAGGATGATGCTGGTATCCCGTTCGCTTGGGCCTCTGTTGCATCCTTGGCCCGGAAGAATCCGTAGTTGCGGTCGATCTCCAGGACCGCGCCCATGGGCATGTCGCGGATCGCTTTGGCACGGGGGCGCACTATATGGCGGAAATCTGCTTCCGATGGTGCCGGCTTCCATTCAAACGGCTGACGTATTGCATCAACCATTCTGCGGAAATCTTCTGGCGGAAGGCTATGGCCCGCGTCGGGGAGATCAGCGGCGTGCCAAGCCGCTGCACGTGCTCTATGGAAGAGCTGTTCGCAAATGAAGTGCTTCTCGATGACTTGCGCGTTCTTGGCTGCGAAAACAGGGACACCCAGGACATCGAGACTATGGTCGGAGAGGCCGATGTTATCCCCAAAGCTGAAATGGTGAGTCAGCATTCGCATCTTTCTCAGGTCATGGTCGAAGGATGGGTAAGCTGCGTTGCAGTAGAGAGTGAAGAAATCTAAATTACATATCTCATCCTTTCGGAAAAGAATGGCTTCCAGCTTATCCATTTCTTCTTCATCCAATCCACCGGCTGAGATGAAGAAGGGCTTGCCGAGCCTTTGCACGTGCTCTATGAGGCGGGTATTCGTATTGTCGCTCGACGCGATCTTGTGCGCCTTCACATACGGATCTACCGCGTTGTAACCTTCAATGCTGAAGGCCGTGCACATGAAGTCCACGTTGCTGCGCTCGCAGTGCTTTGCAAGCTTTGGCAGCCAAAGAGGATCAAGAGCGTGCGGTTCGAGGTCCGTTTTGCCGTTGTCATGTCCATAACGATTACCCTTCGGCCCGTATAGATCGGCATTTGTAAATAACTGAAACTTAACAGCGTTAGCGCCAGCCAATGACGCTTGCTCGATCGACATCATGCAGTCGTCTAGCGTTATCCAATTCGATCCAACCTCTGCGATGATATATGGCTTTGCACTTAAGATTTTGCGGAAATGTTTGGATGACAAAGTGTCTCCTCTTGATTGTGGCTCCGGGTAAAAATAGTTCTTCTGCGTGGCGGCAGCGATCTGGTCATAGGTCAGAGCCAATTTTTAATTCCCTGTATGAATCAGCTTCAAGAGATCGTCTGGGCTCATCTCCACTTCCATCCTCTGACCCCATCCGTTATCCACTCCTACGAAAACGATCCAGGTACTCTTCTTCTTCTCGTCCTGCACGATCCAGGCGATCGCGTCTGGGTTTACCCAGCAATCCATGTAGACGTTAAGATATTTAACCTTTAGCTTTACCGCTTTCATCTACTCTTCCTTCGCCGAACTACTCGTCATCTCGACTTTCTCCCCGCTTATGCGCTCTATCGTAAGCTTGTGCACAGCGCCCCCCGCATCCAAAGGCTGGGGCATCACTTTCCCACACAGCCGCTCTATCAACGGCAGGAGCTTCGTTATATCACCATGGTTCGAGGCGTTGATCATCGTGCGCGCTAGTACCTTCTCGATCATCGGGATGTCCATCGCATCCTTAATCTTGTTCACCAGCTCGTGCGTCATTCGCAAATATTTAGAGATTAAGCGCTTCATCTCGGCGTCGTCCAGGTCTTTTATTCCCTTCAGAGAGTCGGGGATTTTAGGCCTTCCCCCAGGATTACCTGACTGACCCTTCTTGAATCTATACTCAGCCGGCGGGCCTTTAGGATTAGCCATTCCCTGAACCCTCGCCTGTGCTGAGAATTGCCTTCTTACCTGTGAAGTTCTCCCAACGGGTTATGATGACGTCGCAGTAGTGAGGATCTATCTCCATGCCGTAGCAGGTGCGGTTGGTCTTCTCGCAGGCGATTAGGGTGGAGCCGGAGCCAGAAAACGGTTCGTAGACAACCTCTCCTGTTATGGTGTGGTTGGTTATACTCGGCGCCAAAAGATCAACGGGCTTCTGCGTCGGATGGATTTTGTCATTCTCTCTTGAGCATTCCCAAACCGTAGACTGGTTACGTTCACCATAAAACTCTGGCTCATTCCCTTGAAGCCAGCCCATAAGGCAAAGCTCGTGTCGCCAGTGGTAATGCCCGCGACCGAATACAAATTGGGGCTTGACCCAAATAATTTGCCGGTGAAAAAGTATTCCTGCTGCTGCTGCTGCTGCTGCTGCTGTATATCCTTGCATCTTCATTGCATGCCACATGTAGAAGGCGAATCCTTTCTTCATGTGTGGAAGAGACGCGCTGATCACAGCAAATATAAAGTCTTTGAACTCGTCATCCTTAAGATCATCGTTGGCTATTTTCGCATAGCCTTTCGATTGTCCTTTTTCGTTTGAAACCTCCACGTGATTGATACCGTATGGCGGGTCGGAAAGCCAAACGGAGGCCTTCACCCCGCCCATAAGTCGCTCAACGCAAAGCACATCAGTGCTATCACCACAGAGCAGCCGATGATCGCCGAGCTGCCATAGATCGCCTAGTTGACATCGTGTTTCAACGACCTCCGGAACCGCGTCATCATCGGTCATCCCCTCCTTTGATACCTTGGGCCGGATCTTTTCTCGCTCTTTGTCATCCCAACCAAATTGGTCCATCTCCCATCCATCTTTCTCCAACTGATCAAGAGCCCCGGTCAGCTCGTCAACGTCCCATTCGGCTAGCTCAGCGGCTCGGTTATCCAGGATCGCAAAAAGCTCTGCCCTTCCTGGATCCAGCGCGGTTCGGTGCACCCAAATCTCTTTCCAGCCGAGAAGCTTCGCTGCGGCGAGTGTGCCGTTGCCGGCGATAACCGTGTTGCCTGCATCGATAACAATCGGTTTCTGCTGCCCGCATTCTTCGAGCGATTTCTTGATCACATTCAAGTTTCGCTTGGAATGTTTTCGCGCGTTCTTTGGCAGTGGTTTTAGATCAGCAATCGCTACGGATTCGAAGTTCACTTCCGATGCCTACGGTTATATTGATTTTGGGAGGTCAGTCGGCTAAGCGTTGAATGTCGTCCAGGTTTTCCAGCCCGACTCTGGCGTTTGTTGACTGGCCGGTGTCATCGGACCGACTGTCACTCGCTCTGAGCAGGCTGGTTCGGTCCACAGCTTGAGGATCTCGATCACTTCACCGACCGTTACTTTCTTGCGGGACTCTAAGAGAATCGAAACCTGCTCAAACTCGCGCTTCGTCAGCATCCAATTTCTCCGCTTTGTCGTTTATACTGCCTACAAATTTACAGTGGAGAAGGTAATGGTAAAAGGATTTTTCCTGGCTATGGGGCTTTCATGGGGTGCGGTTGGTGTCGCGGATCTCGACACCGATCTCATAGGCGGGAGGGTAGTCAGCCGGCGGGACTTTCCCGAGCTGATCCGAATCAGGCAGGAGGGGGCAACCTGCTCGGCGTCGATCATCGGACCGCGCGTGGTCCTCACCGCGGCGCACTGCTCTACCGCGGACGGTGCGATCGTGCCGGTATCCGAATCGGTTGATTATTCGTTCGAGGTCCTTGGCGGAACTCGCTTCACCGCCCGATGCACCCTGGCCCCCGGCTACGCGCAAGATGACCACGACATGGCGCTGTGCCTCTCCAATGCCGAGCTGCCACCGCCCTACGCCTCGGTTGGAGCGGAGGTGCCCATGGTAGGGGCGATCGTAACGCTCACTGGCTACGGCTGCACGCAGCCCGGTGGTGGGGGCGGGAATAACGGCACCCTCAAAATCGGCGACGCGCGCGTGACATCGATCCCAGCGGGAAGACCGCACGGCTACTGGTTCGAGACCACAGCCGGCGCGGGGGGCGACGCTGCGATCTGTTTCGGCGACTCTGGCGGACCCGTCTACCGACAGTTGCATAACCGCCGCGAACCGCACGTCGTCATCGGGGTAAATAGCCGAGGCGATATTCGCCGTGTCTCTCTCCTCACGGCGCTGGGTCTGCGCGTCTCGAAAGACTTCATCGACGAGTATGCGCGTCTACGCGGTCTCAAAATCTGCGGCGTGAACGAGGACTGCGGGGGCAAAAAACCTCACTGACCGTATTCTTGTATGGCTCGGCGTGGGTGTTTCAACCCACCTGGAGACACCCCACCCTGTCCCCAGAATTTCACTGAAAATCCTTGAAACCCTTGAGCACCAGACTGGGGACAGGGGTCACGCTGGGGACAGGGTCCCCTACTCGATCCCATACCACCACACGCTCCCGCTTCCCCCCCTCTCTCTATCTCTCTTCTCTCTCTCTCTCTCTCTAAATATAGATATACCATGTCCCCAGTGTCCCCCAGTATGCAGATCAAGGGTTTGATGTGTCCCCAGACCCTGTCCCCACCAGGTCCCCAACCTGTCCCCAGCCTGTCCCCAGGACGCAAAAAAGGCCCGGCCAAGAGGATCCCCTCAGCCGGGCTGGAAAAACGGAGTCTTTGATGCAGGTAGATCTTATCGCGTTCCGCGCCAATCGTTCGACGGGGCGAAGGGGTCGGTGGTCGGCGACAGCCGCCGAATCCTGATTCCGTGATAAAGCTTGGGCCTGGGTGCTTCCTGAGACTCGGGATCGCGCGGAGCGTTGCGCCTGGTTACGCCGTTACGTCGCAGAAATTCCCGGCAGAGCTGTTGGTCGCGGTACTCGGTGAACGTCGCAGCGATCTTCGCCTCTAGGACCTTTGGCTCGAGCATGTCCTTGGTCCCCTTCGCTTCGCTGGCATCGACGAACTCGAGGCCTGCCGATCCCATCCAAATGCGGAACCGGTCATCTTTGATCCCCGCCTCCCCCGCGAGGGTCTCTCGGCTATCCTCCGAGGTGGGGATCGGGCCATGGTCCGGACATAGACGCTGATAGGCATCCCGACATCGATGCAGGATCACCGCCCGCTCCTCCCAGAGGTCGTCCTCGTATGAAGCGCTGTGATCACCCAGTTCACCGTAGCTCTTAATAGAAACGAAAATAGGCCGCCTCTGGTTCGATTTGGTGTCTGAGAGGTTTGGAAACCGGTTCGAGGTGAATATGAGCCGCCAGGTGGCCGGCGTGTCGAATGGCTCGCCACCGAGTGGACGTACCGGGTAATTGTCCCCCCCCGTCAGCATTTTCATGGCTGTGGTATCAAGTGACTGGAAGTTTTCGAAGTCCGAAAAGATCAGAGCACGCTTGCCGACGAATGATGTACTCTCGTGCCGATCCTCTCCCGGAGGCTTGGCCAGGTTTAAGACATTGGCCAAGCCCAATATCCTACGCACGAACCGCACGAATGCACCCTTACCGTCGTTACCCTCTCCCTGGATCCAGAGGTAATGCTGCAAATAGGCTTTGGGCTCAAGCAACGACCAGATGAAAGCCTCCAGCGCGTCAGCATTACCGTTCGTTATGCGCGAGAGAAACTCCTCCCACAGCGAGCAGGTCCCAGGCCATGGGTCGAAATCGAGGCGATGAAACGCGACCCCAGGCGTGGATTTAAAAGCGATTGGTACAGGTGTTTCCGAAATCTCGACGTTATCCAACCAGTAATTCATCGCTGCCCCATTCTGCGCGCTCGTGAAGCGGTAGCGCATCGATTGGGTGAGCGAGAGCTGTCGGGCATAACGAGCGATCAACCGGCGGGTTTCGACATCATCCAACCGCACCGCTGTTTGGAATGGCTTATCGCCTTCAATCTTGATCGGGCCAAGCCCCTTCAGATGATAGGTCGCTTCGATCGTGAAATCCGGATCGGGAAACCCGGGGTCTTTTACGATGCTGCGGGTTAGACCCAGAAACATCCCTTCGTAAAGATCAGCCGCAGTCGGTTCCGGATCGGGCTTAGGCTTATCCGTCTCGCTCTCGCCATCTTTTGCCTTACCGGAACCGCGCTTATTTCCAGGGGGTTTTTTAAACTCGCGAACATTTGTTTCTTCCACCTTGACTTCAGGTAATATCTCATCCATAGAGGACTCCGTTGTCGTGTGTCGGGGGGATATCGGGTGCCAATCCTACTCCCTTTTCACATGGTTTTAGCCCCGGCTCTCGTCGGGGCTATTTTCATTAATGGCATCGCGTGCGACGCGGTCGTACCCATCGCGCATAACCCGCTCAAGTTCTTCGAGAAGCTTCGGCGTAATCTCCTTGTCTTTGTAATTAGGGCTCATCAATAGCCGGTGCATCGCGTCATCGAAAGAGACACCAGCGCGGGCCAGCTCGCAGGCGAGATTGAATCGCGGCTTGTGCAGGCTGTTTCCCGGGAATACCGTTGTCAGAAACCTCGTCGAGTGAGTAGGCAATTGTCCACTCAGCTTGCGGGTCCGGTTGCGCGCCTCATATTTTCTCAGCCTCTCCCTTCTTTCCTCCTCGGTTGGTGGGGCGAGCACCTCCCACCTCAAGGCGTCATCCTCGATATTTTCGAGAATGATTTCATCGCAGCGATAGAAGTAATGTGCACCATCGATAGCTTGCGGGTCTGCGCCAGTATCGTTCACGATCTTTCTGATGTTGAACTCGTATTCTTCACAGCTCGTGATGCGGCGCTCCGCCTTCAATAGAAGCCGGAAACGATCACAGGGCGGATCACGATCGTTGCCGTTTAAATCCTTCTTCCACTTTTGGTGCGATCTCGTGATCCCTATCATAAACCAGCAGTCACAGAACCTGCGCCTGATAACCTCAATGTTAAGATCGTTCCCCTCGTCATCAGCCGGCTTGTCATAGTCGAGCGCGTAGAAATCCGCGTAAAGGAAATTTCCCTTAGTCCTGTGTCCATCGGCCCAAATGATAGGCGACCAGGTGAATGTTTCGATGATCCGCCGCATCGTTTCGACCGAGGCGTCAACGTGACGAAACCCTCGACTGACGGCCTTCTCGTATGGCTTATCCCGCGACGGCGGGTAGAAGGACAGCATGCCTAAACACCTAGAGGTTATGGTTAGTGCTACTCCGAAAATCCCCTTGCGACATCGATTACCATAAGGTATCGTGGAGAACTCTATTAAGGCCTAAGAGGGGGGATTATGGAAGGAAAAAAACCGCTAGCGAAACGGCGGCAGGGGGATGACAAACTGCGATGCCAGCAGGTGCGCATCACGCTAAGGGATTGGGTGATGCTTGAGAATCTCGGTATGGAGAAGGGCGGGATCCCGGTAGCGGTCATGATCCGCATGATAGTGCGCGAGCACCTTGAGAACCTCCAGAGGGCGGGGTAAGGCATGGGCGCAATCATGGGCATCGACCCAGGGAAAAACGGTGCGGTTTGCGTGCTCGGGGAGCCGGAAGAGCCTTATATCTGGTCACTCGACGCCTTCGACTTGGAGAGCCCCAGCTGCAACAAAAATTTCTTTCAGGTCTGCGCTGAATTCCATGTAACCGGAATTTTCATTGAGCGGGTGACAGCATTCCACGGCGCCTCCTCCTCATCATCGTTCACCTTCGGCAAAGGATTTGGTCGATTGATCGGATGGTGTGAGGCGATGATGGCCCGCTATACGCTGGTGCAGCCGAAGGTCTGGCAGAAAGAAATGCACGTGGGCACCGGGACGGGGACACCGAAAGAAAAAAGCTTTCGCGCAGCACGGCGCCTATTCCCCGAAGTGAATCTCATCCCAGAGGGGAAGAGAAAGCCGAACGATGGCTGGGCCGATGCGCTTTTGATTGCTGAATACGGGAGGAGAGTATCTTGAAAGAGGCCGATCTTGGCAAGATTTTTAAAGGGAAATTAGAGGGGTGGAAATAAACCATGAGTACAACGACTACATCGATAGTCTTTACAGCGAGGAGGCTTGGATAGCCTATGGAAACGAAAGAGATTGTGCCGGCGGCAGAATTGGAACCTCTCACGCCAGCGCCAATCAAGATCGCAGGAAGAACCCTCTCCTCGCCAAAGATAGAGCAGATTTGCTCTGCCCTATCCTTAGCGCAGGGCTCTTTCAAGGCCGTAATGAAGAATGCGATAAACCCCCATTTCAAGAACCGGTACGCCGATCTCTCTTCGATCATCGACTCGACAAGGGACGCTCTGACCGAAAACGGGCTTAGCTTTAGCCAATTCCCATCATTGGATCAGGGCCGTATTGTTCTAACGACCATTCTTTTTCACAAGTCCGGGCAGTACCTCACCAACGAAGTTAGCCTCAAGGCGACCGCCGATACCCCTCAAGCAGCCGGTTCGACGATTACTTACGGGCGGCGATACGGATTGTCAACACTTTTGGGAATATGCGCCGATGACGACGACGACGCCAACGCGGGCTCTTTTAAGAAGCAGGACAATTTACCGAGATCGGAACAGCGAAATGCAACCGAGCCTAAACCTCCTCCTGCTGGAGCTTCCACAGCGGCGAAGTCCACAGCGAAGGAATTCGTTTTTAACCGTGATCGACATATTGCTAGTCTTCGTTCGCGCGTTGAGGCCGGGGGTTACTCCGGGGCTATCGCTGAAGAGATAGCGAACACGGCGGCCGATAAACTTAATGGCATGAAAATAGACGGGCCAGAACTTCTCGACCTTTCAATCAGAGAGGCGGAGATCGACATCAAATCTCGAAACGGGGTGATAGCGGAATGTCAGGGGTAAACAAAGCAATCGTTCTGGGGCGGCTCGGTGAGGATCCCAAGCTATCGTATACACCGTCGCAGCAGCCTGTGGCGAATATGTCGATAGCGACCTCCGAGGTCTGGGAAAAAAACGGCCAGAAGCAAGAGAATACGCAATGGCACAGGGTCATCGTCTGGGGAAAGCAAGCCGAGAACTGCCACAAGTACTTGACGAAAGGAGCGATGGTTTATGTCGAAGGCAGAATGGAAACTAGAAAATGGACGGATAAAAATGGTGTCGAACGCTTCACGACCGAGATCATCGCGAGTAACGTTCAATTCACGGGGTCAGCCGAGAAAAGAGAAAAACCACCTACTCCCTCTGATCCGGGCAATTTCAGGCCTAATACGGAAGCTAAAAGAGAGCTAGCTCCGATGATGGAAGAGGATATCCCGTTTTGAATTGGTGGAAGCGAACGAATTGGTGGAAGCGAACGAATTGGTGGAAGCGAACGCCAGGAACGGCGCCGACCGTGACGAAAGAGCAACGCGAGAAAAATCGGGTCGAAAAGCTACGAAAGAAATGGCCAGAGCCGAACCGCGTTTGCCCGGCGTGCGGCGGCAAAATTTTGAGCTTTGGCAGTATTTGCGATATGAGGGAATACCATGAAGGATACTATATTGCTGGCGCGAGCGCGATCCCGATCCTGCCAATAACCTGTACCAATTGCGGGTATACCTTTATGTTCAACGCAATTAAATTGGGCATCCTCGATGGAACCGGTAAGGAGCTTTTTGAATGAAGTACGTAATCTGTCGCACGTATTCGGCCGGTGTTTTCGCCGGCGAGTTTGAATCTCGCAACGGTCAGGAGGTGGTGCTGCGTAATGCCCGCAGGTTGTGGTTCTGGAAAGGCGCAGCGAGCCTGTCCCAACTCGCAATGGAGGGTGTCAAGAAACCCGATGAGTGCAAGTTCCCCTGCGAGGTGAACCGAGTTGAGTTGCTGCAGGCTATCGAAATTCTGGACGTCACGGACGCAGCGAGGGCTTCGATCGCGGGGGTCCCCGTATGGCAGGAGTAGTTGATTACGGGTACGGGTACGGGTACGGGTCCGGGTACGGGTACGGGTACGGGTACGGGTACGGGTCCGGGTACGGGTCCGGGTACGGGTCCGGGTACGGGTCCGGGTACGGGTCCGGGTACGGGTACGGGGACGGGTACGGGTACGGGTCCGGGGACGGGTCCGGGGACGGGTGATTAGGCGGCAGGGGCCTCCTCAGGCGCCTTCTCATCGACTGTAGGCTCATCGGCCTCGTAACCGAACACGTCGGCGAGAATCTCAGCAATGAACTCGAGTGCTTCGACTGCGCGAACCAGTAGAGCTTCCATGATTTTACCTCCTAAAGGTGTTTAAGAACCTTCTCGACGTAACCCTTGTTGATAAACTCACCCTTCGAATCCAACCGCACCGACCCAGCGTTGTAAGCCGCGATGCGGCCTTCGCGCTGGGGGTAGATCTTCTCTAGGCGCTTCATGTATTTGACCGCCCACAAGGCCCCCTGGTACGGGTCGCAAAGCTGGGGCAGGGGACCGGCAAAAGAAAGACCGCGAGCGGTTGCACCCATGATCTGCCCAAGCCCCCATGAGCAGGCGGCGAGCACTTTCTCGGTGTCTTCGGTCACGTGTAGGGCTTTGGCGTAGGTGGAAGCGGGATATCTGGAAAGGTCGAAGCGCGGCTCGTAACGCACCGCGTAAGGGTCCCAATTGGATTCGACGGTGAAGATCGCGGCCATCACCGCATGATCCACCCCAAAGTTCTTCGTAATCGAGGAGAGCATTACGAGGTAGTCTTGCATTTACCACGGCCCTCGTAATAGGCGAATTTCTTCGCATGTTCCTTCAGGGTCGCCTCGTGCTCTTTCAGAGCCTCCAACCGCACCGAGAAGTCGACTAGTTTTTCCCGGAGTGCTCCGACCTGCTTGATGAGGTCTTCGACGTCCCGAAGGACTTTCGCAACAGCCCACCGAGCAAGTAGGATCGCAAGAGAGAAACCCCCAGTCGCTGAAGCAGCGGCAGTAACCACATGGTCCATACCTCCCTCCCCAGCATTCATCAAGAAAAGCGGGGTTTAACGGCCAAGGGCGTCAACCAACGCCTTCACCAGGATATAAGCTTGGGTCGAGATCTCGCCAGCCTCAGCAGCATCAATGTCCTTCAGCTCAGGCAAAGCCTTTGGCGCCTCGGTAGCAATGCGGCGGACTTCATCCAGAAGACCAAGGAGGGCCGGGATCGAGCGGAATCCGATGCCACCCTTAAAGATTTTGACCAACTCGACAGAGATGGTTTGGATGTCGCCAAGAACTTGTTTTGTATGGGCAATGCCAACTAGAGCCATGGCCTTGTAATCCTTATGGGAACTGATTTTGGTGGTTTCTAGGCCCAGTATACCCCCAAGGAATGCCCCCCTCAAACCATCGCCGCATCGCCGGGTTGCAGCCCCCGCTCAAGTTCCCGAAACCACGTCCGTAAAGATATATGTGAGCGGCGACGGGGTTGCTCGCATAAGGGGGAGGGTCAAATGATAACCACGCGAATTTTCATGATCTCGACAGTTTTAACGGGGATGGCTGGATGCGGTGACGTAAACGTCAATGGGGACCCGACAGTTACAGTCGCCAGCGATCAGGCGAGTGTTGCCTCTACCAATTGGAGCGAAGAGGAGACGGCTGAAATTAGGGAGGAGTGCACCGACAGCAACTCAGATCGCCAGAATACCGCACCCGTCTTTTGCAAATGCTACGTGGAAGCGTTATCGAAGATGACCGACTATGAAACATTCGTTGAAAACAAAGACAAATA